GGTCGTCTTCTGCAATCTTCAGATCTCTCCAGCTATCATAAACCGATAATAAAGAAGCCCACTCAGCACTGGTCAGTAGGCCAGTAACTGACCATCTCTTTGCCGTAAAGCCTCTTCGAGTATCTGTTTCATCGTACCCAGAAGTCTGGGCGGTCATTCTGGAGAAACTAACGCCTCCAATCGTAACAGTACCAGCTAAGGTCGTTGTCGAGCTAGAGCTTGTAGCAGTTGCTTTTAGGACTGCAAGGGCTTGCGCTGCGTCTACAAGCTCTACCGAAATAGAGATGTAGATACCGTCCTGGGTACCTTGAGGCGCCGTGGAGAACCAGCAAGGTGTATTCCACGTTACGCCACCTGCGCCGGTACCGGAAAACGTTACGGTTGTACCTGTACTATTAGAAACTACAGGATCGTCTTCTGTTATACGGGCATCGCGCCAAGTATCATATACCCCAAGCAGCGTGACCCACTCAGCGGGCGTTGCAAGACCAGATATTGCCCATCTTTTTGCTGTAAAACCTCTTGAAGTCTCAGTCTCTTCGTAGCCAAATGGCTGCGCTATTAACCGATTAAAGGTAAAGCCGCCAATTGAAATACTCATGACAGTCTGTTAATCATATTAACATAAGCGGACGGACTTGGATTTTTAACGTTTACCTGAACGTTCCAATCCTTGTCCACCAGCTTGTTAACAGCATGCGTTAGCTTTCCAAGCTGAACCGCTTGCCCTGCCTGGTTTGCGGCTGCGCTGTTGTTAGTTTCAAGCAGTCCAGAAGCCCTCAGGGCCTGTGTTACAGCCCGTGCAATAGAAGCAGAGCTGGACATGTTAGAGACTGCACTGGAGACCCTTCTAGAAGCCCCTGCTGCAACGCTGACACCACTGCTTGGGATAGAGAGACCAGCGGTTAAATGCGCGGGGATCACAGTACCTCTAGATGGTGCCCTCCACAGTGCATTCTTAGGCTTGTTAATCATCGAAAGACGACCGCTTGCTGATAAGAATGCTTCCTTGCCGAGTTCATTGACTCGGTACATCTGGCCAGAATCGACTGGGCCGCCAGCAAATCGGCCAGGGGTTCCAACGACATTAACGGTAACCGTTGGATTTAATCCATCAATATTGGATAATGTGCTGTAAATTTCATCAGCCTGAGTCGAGGCAGTGCTTAGGCTATTGCTGAAGTCGTCTCCAGCAATGCTAGCATTTTCTGCGGCACCGTCAAAACCAGACTCGACTACCTGTCCCGCGTAATCAGCAGCATCGGAGAATGATCCGGCTAATCCGTCGACGCTATCGCCGACACCTTCAAGAGAACTTGGGATATCATCAACAGCATCTGCGGCTTCACCAGCTCCAGTGGAGATGCTCATAAAGGCGTCGCCCGCATTCTCTGCATTCTCTGATACGCCCGCCAAATTCTCTGAAATACCGTTTATACCATTGGCCGATTCACCAGCAGCAATACCGATTTCACCAAAGGCTTGAGGAGCACCTGATAAGGTATTAACAAACTCCTGTGCTTCTGTTTTCAGGCTATTCAGTCCAGTCCCGACATTTTGGACACCTTGAGATGCACTTGTGCTGAAATTTTCTAGCTGTGATGTGTAGTTTGTGATTTCATTGGCTGATGTGGAAATCGCCGAGCCGATCCCGGTGATTTGCTGAGATGCATTTGAGGCTTGAGTTCCGACATTACCAATGTTAACGCCAAGAACTTTGGCGGTCGCATCAGCATCTTGCAGATTCGCCTTGGCGTTTTGCAGGTCAATATTAGCGGCTTCCACTACTTGTCTTTGATAGCTTAAAGCTCCTGCTGTTTCTAGAATCCTGGTAGGATCACCGCTTTTTAGAGCTTCATTGTAATTAGAAATTGCAGTATTGAGTTGACCTTGTGCTTGATTAGCAGTCTCAACTTTTGTTTTGTAATCCTCGACAGAATTAGAAAGACTTTGGATTGAAGCCGCCGCCATTTCTTGGCCTTCAACTTTTAATTGAGCCGAAACTTTTGTGGCGTCAGAAGATTGAACTGTTTGAACAGCTTGGCGGACTTCATTGTAGAAACCAACCGTGTCAACGGTAGGCTTCAATGGTGTCGTTAATTGCCTGCCGGGCTGATCAAGTGCAGCCTGACCCTCAGAGACTGCCTGGTTGACGGATTGAGGATCAAGATTTGCGTCAAGACCGATATTTAAGGACTGGTCTCTAGGTAGGCTGTTCAACTGCTGCCCTAAAGTGCCTGCATCGCGACCGGTTTGACGAATTTCATTGCCTAATTCGTTGTATACTTGAACGGTCTTTCCGCCAGCACTGATGAATCCAGCACTTTCTTTATTCAAGTTCCCATAAGATTGAGCACCTTTATCGATAGTTGAATTCAATCCAACCTGAGCCGCTTGTGCATTCAAGTTATTTCTTGCAGCAGCTTGTTGGTTGTTTAAGGTGTCTTTTTCCAGAGCTTGCGTCTGAGTTAATGTATTGTAACGCTGCTTTGCTGAATTTACTCCCTTGTCAGCGTATTCGACATACTGTTTTGCATAATCAACTAGTTTTGCGGCAGGTGCGTCATCAGTTGGATCCTTAGTTGCTTGTGCCTTTAATTTATTTTGGATTGCAATTTGCTCCGCAATTCTGGCTTGAATCGCAAGTTGGTTTGCAGCATCAATTGCCATTTGCGCTTCCAGTCTTTGACCCTGCTGCTTTAACTCAAGAACCTGTCTTTCTAGTTGCTGCTCTGTTCCAATGTTCTGCAATTTCTTTAAAATTGCAGCTTGTTCAATCTTGCGCTCGTTATCTTTGAGCTGAGCTATTTCGTTCTCCTTCTGTTTGATCTGTTCGGCGCTAACTTTGCGGTCCTTCATGGACTGCAACTCTTCCTGGGCCGTTTGAATCGCAAAAGAATTACGTGCCTTGTAGATGCCAAAGATCGATCCTTCCAGCTCGCCTCTGGAGCGAGTGTTTTCGATCATTGCTTGACCGTATTCAATCTGACTAGCTATTGCAGCCTTGTCAATATCAAATTGGGCTTTGATTTTAACAGTAACAGGGTTTTCTTGGATGAATTTCAATAAGCCATCCAAACCTTTGATCTTGTTTTCTGTCTCTTCTGCTCCTTCCTCCCCTATCCTGGCAACCGTAGTGGTCTCTTTGATGCTCTTTAGCTCTGCATCAATTCCGGCAATCGTCGTGATGACCTGTTCTTCACCTTCAGTCGACAGCTTTACATCTAATTGAATGCCTTTTGCTTGGGTCTCTTCAATTAAGCCATCCCTGGCTTTTCTGAATTTCTCTATGTCTTCTTGGAATTTCTTCAGAGCAATAATTTCCTTGGGATCTAAGCCCGCTCCACTTGTCGCAGCCTTTTGTGCTAATTCATTTCTGGCCTTGATTGCTTCCTGAATCAAGAGATCATAAGCCTTAACTTGATTTAAGATCTCCTGCTTTAACGCCCTGGCGCCAGCTCCGCTCTTGTCTTGTGCAGCATTATACTCCTGAAGCCTTTGCTTCGTGCCCTCTACATTCTTCTCAAGATCCTTGAATCTCTTGTTTAATTCAGCTTTTGCATGTAATACAGCTATTGCTGTATTCATGTCTGTCATGAATACAACGTCAACTACAACATCAAATACATTTCTGTCTCTGGTTTGAGCCGCTAAGTCTTTTAACTTATTGGCAAACATCTCTGTGTCGGTAGCGGCATTCTGCGCTTCAGTGCCAGTCGCAGCCATTTCTGCCCTGAGCTGCTTTAATCCTTCGTCAAAGTTCTTTGCGGCAGTATCTCCCTGCTCGGTGATTGTCTTGTATGTATTAAATGCATACGCTACGACGCCAAGGACAGCCGCAGCAGCGGCTGCAGCACCGGCAGTCAACTTAAAGCCACCTGCGGCGGCTCCAGAAGCAGCATCAACAGCGTTCAGGGAAGATTCAACACCTTTGTTGGCCCTGATTGCATTAGCAGCCGCCTTAGATGCAAGATTACCTGCGTTTGCTTCAACCTCTTTGGCAGCAGCGGTAGCCAACGCTGCGGCAGTAACAGTCTTATAGCTCGCAGCTTGTGCAATATTTGCAGCAATTGTCTGACCAGCGCTAGCAATCCAGGCAATCATGCTTTTTACGCCATTCGCGATGCCTGTTACAAATTGCATCAAGGATTGGCCATTCAAGATGCCAAGAGACGTTGCAAGCCCCTGGATACCAGTAATCGCCTTGGGTATAGCCGTAGCAGCTAACCCAACAATGGATTTAATCAGGAGTCCTGTTATGATTGCTGCGACTGCTGCAGATAAAACTTTAAAGCCTACCAGCTTCTGACTGAAATCATCAACTGCATTGATTGCAGCAAAAATTGGATCAACGAATTTGCCAACTATGATGATTACATTTGTAAATGCCGTGAAAATCCCGGCCAACTGAACAGCCAGTGAATTAACAACACTAATCAAACTCTTGACGACTTCTAACTTTCTAAGATTTGTAATAAAATCAACAACAGCAGCCTGAACTTGCAGGAATGCACCCAATAAGGGCTTAAAAAGGCCAGCCAGTGATTCCAGGTTAAGCTGACTAAGAGTTGCTAGCTGGTTTTTAACCTGTTCAATCGTAGCCTGGCCACGGCCTAGGGCAGCAACTGCAGAGGTGGCAGAGGTTCCTAACTTGCCAAAATAAACTGAATTTTTAGCCAGCAATGGCAGGACTTCCAGCAAGACTTGAGACGTAATCTCGCCCGCCTTGACCATCTCTCCCAATTGAGCGACAGTAACGCCAATCGCATTCGCTAAGTCAGTCTTAAAGGCTGGATCAGCTTCAGAAATCTGCTGAGTTAATTCTTCAGCCATCAGCTTTCCTTTACCGAAAGCTTGGATGACACCATTCATCACACGCCTTGATTTGTCGGCGCTAAGACCAAACGTCGCAAAACGCGAAGATAATGCACTGGTGATCTGACTTACGTTTTCAAGTGAACCACCACTTGCCAGAATAACAGGAGTTAATTGCGTAAAGCTTTCGCGAACCGTCTTCAGGTTAACGCCATATTCCAGCGCAATCCTGGAAGAATCAGCGAAGATCTTAGAAATTTCAGCGGGGCCGCCACCAATACCTTTAAATAATAAGTCAATCTGCTGGATCTCGTTTAGTGCATTTGATAATGCAATGATTGGCGCAGTTAACTGGCCAACGACGATGGATAAACTCTGGAATGTATTAACGATTTCATTCAGAGCCTTGCCAGCACCAACAATCGGCCCAAGGTTAAATTCTGCCTTTATTCGTTGCCAGAAACTGCTGGCACTGGCAATTTCAAGTTCCCTACTAAGTGCTCTTACTTTTTGATTAGCTAAGTCCCAAGCAGGGTTAATACTGTTGATTTTTGTTTTTAAATCATCGGCAGATTTGCCAATTTTTGAGATTGCATCTCTGGCCTGTTTCGCTTCATTTACTTGTTGCCTCAGTCTCGTTACACTGCCGTCCTGTAACTTGTTGGCATTAACCCATTGCTGGTTAATTGTATCAGTGATCCTGCCAACTTCTTTAAGCTGAGTTACCTGTTTTTTGACTCCGTTTTCGTCGGTTGTTGTAATAATTTGCAGCTCTTTCTTGATCGGAGGCCCTCCAAGGGCTTTCTGGATCTCGTCGGATAACTGCTTGGTTTGATTCTTTACATCGCTAACCCACTGCTGTACATACCGTTCGGCAGCGCCACCATCAATAGTTAAACCGAATTGGAGGTCGCCTTTTGCCATCCTGGTTGTGGAAGCAATAATCTACGTTTAGAGTGCCGAGTAAAGTCCATTATTCCAATAAAAAAGGCCCCCAGTTGGGGGCCGGATCACCAGGCAAAGCTCAGGCGTTAACGTCCAGGTCAATGCGGTACGGGCCATAACCCTGAAGGGTTGCTTCCCAGGACACAATTGAACCAGCTTCAATCGATTCGGTGTATCCAGTCAGCGTACCGTAGCCATACACAGTCTCATCGGTGCCGGTGGGACCAATGCGCACGAACTTCACACGCAGAGCGTCAGCAACGGTGTTCTGCTCGGTTAAGCGCAGGATCTGGTAACCAGCATCTTTAAAGTCAGCCACGCCAGCCAGCGACACGCTCCAAGTCTTGGAGGTCGGGATGCTCAGGTTGAAGCCCTTGGTGTCCGAGTCATAGGTCACCACTTCCTCGGAGTTGGTGTCGGTCTCCAGGGAAGCATTGGTCAGACCATACAGACGGGCGATATCATCAGTGCCGTCCATTGCAAAAGGCGAACCTGCAACGGTGAAGATGCCATTGCTGTATGCCACGGTGGCATTGGCCGCAATCACATTAGCATTTGCGGTACCCAGGTTAATAAAACCGCCACTGGAACCAACGCCAGTAGTTACACCAGTGAAAGAGGTGTCAACGTCATTAACACCAAGGGGCACGATATAAACATCGTAACCAAAGGCTGCACTATAGTTTGCTATGGGTCCAGCCGGAGATCATCCGGGACGAAGGGACAATTCCGGGGCGAATCGAACCCCGTTAACCTAGAGTTCCAAACGGTATACTACGAATTACCTTGAATTAAAAAATTCCACCATTACTAGGAATCAAGATCAAGCTTTGAGTTAAAGCACCGATATTTGTACCCGTACTGGAGATTTCAATCATATTTGAACCACCAAATCGACGGATAATATACTGACCTGCCGTATTGATACTAGAACCAGTGGCACCTTCCCATGCAATCAAGTACATTTTCCACGTTGCTACGGGGTCAGAAAGCCCATCTATATAATCTTGGCGACCAATGATGCCCAAATCATGAATAACGACCTCCAGGCCGCTTACACTGTCCAGTTGAGGTAACGCCTGGCCGGGAGTAATGATGGATATTGCGTCCTCTGTCGTTCCATCCGTAAAGGTATATGTGCCGACATATGACATAAATGTCGTATCGGCAATCAATGTATTATAAATAACAAGGGGCGAGCTAGCTTTTGCCTGTACCACAACGCCCAATAAGAACCCTATTATAGATTTCCTACCTTGACATTCCAGTCGTCAGCAAGGAACTATAAATCGACGGCTGCAATAGATTTATGACGACGCTGAATCCTAGATCTAGTGCGGTAATTAAGTCAACAATACAGTAATCAACATGCCTTTTCGGCCTTCATTGCAGGGTTCTTTGCCCCTGTACGAATGTTCATCTGATTATCTGTATAACATGTCGGCCCTAACACGAAAAGAAGCACGCAAAATCTGGAGACAATCTATTAAGGAGGCATGGGACAACAAATGTGCATACTGTGGTAATCCGCCAATTGATGACGCTAGCCTGACAATTGATCACGTCAGGCCCAAATCAAAGGGCGGCTCGGACAAAACGAGTAATGTGACGCCCGCTTGCCTGAAATGCAACCACTCAAAAGGGTCAGAAGACTGGATTGATTGGTACAGAAGGCAAGAGTTCTATAGTGTCTACAGAGAATGGCGCATCAGGCAATGGCTAGCATCTGATTGCAATGTCGTCTGCTCAGAGCATGAATGCGAAAGTCGCGTCATCTCCTTGTGGGCCAATGAACTAGGGACAGCACCTTTCTGTCCTATTTCAGCAGCTTAATCACAGCATCTTCAATTGCGCTGACCTTGGCGTTCAATGTCGGCATCCGTAGTTCGATGAAGTCCCCATGAACCGTTGAGAACCGTCTGATTTGATCTGACGCAGATTCCATGGCAATCAACATGCCGTGGCATTCAAAGCCCTCGTAAGTGGGTGCCAGGATGATTGCGTCTTCCGCCACCAACGCCAGATCCTCTGGCGGCAGTGAATCATCTGCCTGCGAAATCAAGTCCTTGTAGATAAATAGCGCCCAAACAGGGAATACACCCATCTCAATGAGCCGTTTTGCAGCGGCACCATATCTGGAGCTGGGTAAGTCTTGGTCGCCCTTTTCTTTATATAAGTAAAACTCATCAATCGTGTAAGGCTTCTTCCTCTTTTTGCGGTTTCGATTGATCTCTGCTGTCTGTGACGCCAACAGAGCAATCGGTCTTTCGTATTCATGCAACTTACGCTGTCGCAACTTAAACAAGTTGCGTACTGCCGTTACAATATAATCATACGGCAAATCCCAGTAGTTCTCCCGGTAGAAATCCGGGTCACCGGGAAATTCGTACTTTAGCGCCCAATAGTACTCTTCAAACGGGATATTCAGACTGCTGGGGTCTCTTGCTTTTTTTCGATTTCATCTACATTAATTTCCTGTGGGACACTCTCTTCCTGGGCTGCAATTAATCTTTCAACTGATTTGGTTTCTTCATCCTTGTATAAATTCGCCAAAGCAGTAATCAGATCAGGATGCAGTTCAACGACACTATCCATGCCGATATTCGAATCTACCCGATGAATCAACAGACAAGCAGCATTGATCAACTCCTCCTTGGTACGAGAAGCGCTGATGCTGTTGATCGCAATCTGGATATCCTCTGCATAATCTGATTCGATATCACTTGCAACCTTGCCGCTTGCTTCGCCCGTCAAGATTCCAACAAGAATCCCGTATGCCTTCTCCAGGGGGATCTTCTTCTCGCGTGAAATGCGACGAGATAATGCCACCAACTGCAGCGTACCACCATCCTGCTGCTGGATTTGCTGTACAAACGTCTTCTCTGCGCCTGTCAGATATCCACGCCGCTCAATCTCGATGATACCCGATTCTTCGGTACCAAGTCTTTCGACGATTGGCTTTAATTTTGGCTGTACAACAAACGGCAGCTTAGCCATACTGGTCCATTAAGCGGACTAGTATGCCAATCATGAAGATCTGATTGCTTCCTCAAATATTGCGGGTACATTAATCGATTCAACGGGGCCATTACCCAGGAACACCGATTCAACCCATGGCCTGCCTGGAATGTACACTTTATCGATGTTTTTATTGCCATATGGCGCAATATATCCGCCATAATGAATTAAATTTGCATACGGAGAGTCGTATGACACCCCAATATCATCACCCTCGATGATCACAGACAAAGAATCCCTGAGGTCACCTGAATCGATGATGTCACCAAGTTCACCCCATATACCTGAAGCCATGGCACTGTCAAGTAATACCTCTAAGCGACTGGCACTGAGCTGCAGAGTTCTTCGATGAACATCTTGGATTTGATCAATTGCTGCTTTTGTATCTACTTTGTCGACCGTTGCCTTGAATGCCGGTCCACCAATTGCTCCGCTAATGGTAAGTTTTTTCCCGTCAAATTTATCAAGTCCAAAATCTCTGCCTGTTAAGTCTAGCTTTGTCATCAGTTTTGCAGTTCCCCGCCAATCAACGCAACCATAACGCCACCAATTTCTTTGTAGATGGTATCATCAATACCATTTCCACCAAATAATCCACTGCTGCGTCCAACAGTAACATATAAAATCGGGTCGGAACCAAATTTTAAATGCCCAGTTCGACCAGGCAACATCCAAGATGGCTGTGTTTTGATCTCTTGAAACCTGAGACCACTGTCTGTTCCTGTACGTAAATTGTACGTATCAGGTACTTCCGCATATAACAGACTGAAACCACGGTACGTATACGCCTCTCCAGCGGCCCCAGGGAACTCTTTGCCCTCTTTGGCAGGTGTTGGGATCATCTTGGCGCCACTGTCCGTTGTGACGCCTTGCATCCGCTTTAAAAATAGCTTAACGAGGTACTTCTGACATTGCGTACACTCGATACGCCCGTCAATCTTTGTGATACCACCCTGCGATTCAATTAACAACCGCGAATTGATATATGGCAGTAGTGGTGATGCCATTCATTCACGTCTAGGCCCCTCTTAGTTTTCCGATTAACCGCCGAAATCAATGACCTTTACATCACGACAAAAACGGCACTCCTTAATTGTCGCGTCAGGTATATAAGGGATATATACACTATTCATTACTCGTTCCATTTGGCATCCTTCACACCACACAAAACACGTCCGCTGCTTCTCGACGAATTCAATAACTTCGTTGATTTCTGGTGAATTCTCAGGATGCCCAGCCATTGCAACACACCCCACCTTATATATATAACCCTAGGGTCCCACGTCACCCGAGATATGTAGCGCAATAAACAATTTCTTAAGGTTTCAAGGCCAGGAAATGTATCAATTATCACCAAAATAGTTGACGATCGTCTAATTTCTTGCTAAGGTCCGGATGCGCTCACATTAAATCCCATGAAACGAGAGCAAATTGAGTTATTGAGACACTTGATACGCCAAGAAATCGATGCTGCAGACATCGACGGAATGGAACATGGCGCCTGGGGCTGGGCCGAAAAACAATTGGACGAAAATTGGGAACTGCTAATCAAAAGTTTCAACCCGGAGAATGTCGATGCTTGAATTGGTACCACCCCCTGAGTTGATCCAAAAATGGTGCAAGGCCGCTCGCGGTGATCACCTGACAATCATCCTAAAGGCTGCAGAATGGGGTTACAAGCAGCGATTGATCGAAGAGGATCAACTGTTAATGCAAATTGTCCCGCCGCCCCACCTGGAATCAGATGACGAAGTTGATGAACATGGCTACCCATTGAAATTGGGCGATTTTTACGCTTCTTAACCCTTGTCGCTAATTACACATGATCAAGCAACATCCTGTTATCCCACCGTCCGAGCTGGTGGAACAGTGGTATGACGCGATAGACGATAAATCCACATCATGGAAGCAGCAACTGGCCACCAGCGCCGCTCAATGGGGCGCAGACCAGGAGTTGGAGGCGTGTCGCATGGAAATTATTGACGGAGCGGGACTTTTCTATATCGATGAAACTAGCGACCGTGTTCGCTTAGCCGAAGACATCTGGACTGCTCGCCGCCCCAAACCGCCAACCCTAAAGGAGAAGGCGCTACTGGCGCTATCGCACCTACTCGATGGTGCGGCTCACTCAATGGATATAACAGAACCCGCCCATTACATCCGCCTCGCCCTTGAACAACTGCCCGAATGAAACGCGAACACAAAACCGAAATCAGAGAGTTTCTTTACGAACGTCTATTTAATGACAGTCTTCGATGGGATCTTGCAAAAATGTGCCGTCTTACAGGCATCGACGAGTTTGAGGGTATGAACGTTTACGAGCAGGAAGCGGCTCGGATCCGCAAACTGTTCTGCCTCGATGCTCAGTAATCACTTCTAATCCCATGTCTGACAAGAAATCAACCAAGAAAATCGAGCGCTACAAGCTCGAATCAGCCTTTGTCTCCCTGGCGGACTATGACGTAACCATTAACGGAGATGACTTCATGGAAATGTCAATGTGGCATAACGGTGAAGGTTTCGATGTTATCCTTAATAGTAACGGCGAACAACGCTTTGGTCTGACATGGGGGCAATACAAAGCCCTTAAGACACTCGTAAAAGAGCTGGACGGCTAATGTCTGAACTTTCACCCGCTGCACAAGCAGTGCTGGATGCTTTTACTGAGGACAACTCTTTACATGACTGGAAGCACAATTATCACAACACAGACGCCCTGGCTTCCGCTTTGCGAGCTGTTGCGAATCAGGTGGTTCCGTGGCAACCAGAGCCTACAGAAGAATCTATTGGTCCAACCATTGACTTTGGTTATGCTTGGGCACTGTTTTCAAAAACAAATGATGTGAGACAAGAACTCCTTGCCATCGCCGATGAGCTTGAAACCCAGTAACCATTATCACTAATCACCCATGATACAACAACACCCCATCACTCCACCACCGGAGCTAATCCAGAGGTGGTCAGAACAGTTTGAAGAAGGGAGATCACTCTATGCAATGTTTGAAGATATTTACAGAGCAGGAGCAGACGCTGAGCTGGAGGCGTGCTGTGAGTGGCTAGATCTAGAAGGTTGGTCTGGTGAATCTCGGCAACTCTGCGCCGCACGACGCCCCAAGGCGCCGAGCTTGAAGGAGCAGGCGTTGGCGTTGATTAATCATGATCCAGCAAACCAGCCTTTCCTTAGCGACAAGGGCATAGACACCATCCGCCGCGCCCTTGAACAACTTCCCGACAACAAGTAGTCGCTTCCACTAAATTGTCATGGGTCGGTAGTCCATTGGTAAGGACAGGCGGACAACGCACCTAGAAAGTCGGTTCGATTCCGGCACGACCCTTGGCACAGTAGTCACCTTCGCTAATCACCCATGACAATTATCGCAACCTTCAAAGTTCCCATCTCATTCGCACTTGATCACTCTCAACTCAAAGAAGCACGCCAAGCATTAAATACTTTTCACCTTGGTGATAAAGATTGCAACTACCTGGAACCCGAATCAATGGAATACAAGCCCAAATACCCCGAGCTAGAAACAACCGAATATAAACAAGCCATGCAACTGGTAACCTGCTCAAATATTGCTCATATCTTCGTCAGCCTTGATCATCAAGGTAACCTTGAAATCATTTAACCTATTATGGACCCCAATCTGAAGCAACAAGCACTCGTTGCACTGCACGCTATCGCAACAGGTGTCAATGACACTCGTGAATTCTATCAAGATATACAAACTATCCGCCAAGCATTAGAATTACTACCCAGCCACGACCCTTACGCCAAACATTGGCTTGATATCCACCAGTCAGCATCAGAATCCACTTGCTCCTGGGATCATGCCTTGATGGAAATCAATAAACGCCTCAGCTACCTGGAATCAATCTGCCTTCCGCGATAACGATATTAACGTCGTTAATAACCCCATCATTACACTGATGGTCCTGGAATCAATGTCATTACATCCCATTGGTCCCAAATCGATCTTATCATTCACTTCCGTCCCGCTGTACTTCGCATACCACGGCCATACAGTCGGTAACACATAAAATCGACAAGCCGCCCATTGCCCCGTCGCAATAACGCCCGTCGCAATCGTTACACCAATAATCCCTCGCCAAAGCCACCCAGGCATCCTACGAACGATATAACATCGTTAAATTGCTCACGCCACCGCCAAATAGCGGGCAACTAGCCATATATTGATAAATTAACCCCCGAATACGCATTACCTCCCTCTCCGGACTGTATTGCACTCCCTTCGCTTCACTCCACTCCAATACATCAGCCTTAATTAATACCTTCCCATCAGCACTGGTATTCAACTCCACCATTCGGTCCTGTGCATCCTGATATTCACTCAGTAATGCCTTGATACTAGAAACAATACCGCCCGATATCGCACCCAAATTATTCATTGTAACACGCACCGTATCAATCTGATACTCACCCACAGTTATTCCACCAGCAATTAATACCTTGATATCATCATCCTCCTCCCATCCGTAATCTAAATTTAAAACGGTCATTATACTGATGGTACTCAGTCCCCTAGTCTGCCATATCAATGTCCACTAAATCAGATCGTAAAAATATCGCACACGCTATCGAAATTATCCTGGAAACTAAATCCCGTAATGCAATCGCCCTCAAACAATCCTTACGATACTTCGAATCCTGGTACCCTGATAATTACACAAAATCACTCATGCTGAAACTACTACCCCTGCTGTCGCATTCGGATAGGAAGTGGATGAAGGAACTGTACTGAAAATTTTGGGAGATTTCTAGAGGGGGTAATCTGGGATACGACCTTCAGAAATCGGGGTGGGGGTACCTAGCGTCCAGCCAATCGCCGGCCTCTTGTTGGCGCTTACATGAAGTGGGCCGCTCCGGTCCTATGGTCTGTGTCATATCAACACCGATACAACACCGTGAT